ACAATAACCTCCAAAGCCAATCCGTTGGATGGGGCTGTGTCGAATGTTAATGTGGATCCACTAAATGAGAAGGTGTCATGGTGTTGCATTACACCATTGAGAAATACCATTGCATTACTTTCAAGACCAGGATCTATGCCTATGTCATAGTCTGTAGCACTTGATGCGGTAGTTGCGTTATATACTGTTTGGTTTGCAGACTTAGCTGCAATGTTTTCTTGTATGTCAGTTAGAAGACCAGCAGTAGCTCTTAGCTCCGCTGCATCGTCTGTTGAGAAGGCTCTAGCTGTTGTGTTATCTACACCACGAACTATAGTAAGGGTGTTGCCACTCCTTGCAGTAACCTTAACAATTTCGTTATTTGTTCCATTATCAAATGTGCAATAGAAATATTCGCCCGCGTTTAATACCGGGAATACAGAACCACTAGTAACTGTTGCTGTGGTTGCACTATTTGATATGTCAGCAGCAAGAGTTGTTCTGGCGTTGTTAGTAAACTTAACAGCCATATTTATAACTCCTTAAAATTAACTTACTGTAACAGTCCAAGTAATAGTCATTGCGTCAGCAGAACCTTTGTTGACAACAGAAAATACTGTTCTACAAAGAAGAGTTCCAGAAGAAGAAGCATTTAATATGCCTGCCTCTGTTATAGCTCCAGTTCCTGTGCCAGCTGCAAACGTAGCCACATATTCAACCTCATTAGCCGAAACAGTTGTTGACGTTAAAGTCACCCTTCCTGCCTCAGTTCCTAATGTTGCATCGGATGCCGCTGCGGCTGTTGATCCAGTACCAATTGCCATGTGTGACATAGCTGTAGCGGTAGCGTCCTTCATTCTTGAAGCAACGTATCCTTTTCCAGCTGTAACCACTAGGTTTGGTATTTCTTGCACAACCTCATTATTGATTGCAATGCTTAACTTACCTGTAAGTTTTAATCCATCATTTAACATTTAAATCTCCTAATTTAATACATTAGTGTTGAGTCTAGCATCATTCAATACTAAGCCTTGAGCACCTGTTATTAATGAAATATTAATAGATTCGGTGATGCTTAATGAATCAGATAAACTCTTTGCAAAAGATATCACTTCTGCATCAGATAGTGAAGTGCTATCGGAAGCTATTGATTGTAAGTTAAGGGCAAGACTTTCTGATAAAGAAAGCGTGTCTGCCCTGCTTGTTGTAAAAGATATAGCAGGAGCATCTGTGAAAGATATGGAGTCGGACTTTGGAAAGGCTATTGAATAAGCAAGCTCGTCTGTGACCGTAGTAAAGTTATCTTTGTTTAAGATATTATCTGTCTGTAATGGATCCTGTGCACTAGCAAGATCATCAAGTGTTATAGCGTCTGTGAACGCCCTTATGTAAGAAACAACCCTGTCAAACGATTCCGATATAGCAACTGAATCATTCTTATTTATGTCTGTTGCTATGACAGATGTCTCGGATAATGTTGTGGTATCTGACTTCGATAATGAAGAGTTAACAATAAGACTCTCTGTTATGGTTGCTATATCCTGTTTATTTAAACCAGATAAGAGTGACTGCGTATCGGCAAACGAGAAATTATCTGCAAAGTCCCTGAAGTATATCTTAACTATAACAACGTCTTCTGTAAGGCTTACACTTTCATCAACGGACTTATTAATGTTCTTGACTAGTTGATTATCATTGAACGTAAGGGTGTCTCCTAGAACCTTGGCAAAATCAAAAACGGAGTCCTCTGACATAGATATGACCTGCACCTGTGGTGAGTCATACTGAGAAGAGAAGTAAAGGTTTTTAGTTTCTGCGTCTAAGAAAAGATCCGCGTCAAGACTTACATAGCTTTGTGAGCTAGTAAGATCTACAAATTGTAAAAGGGCAGAAGGTTCGCTAGATAATGATAAGGAGGCTAGTTTCTGTCTTGTGGCTGTAAGATGTAGAGAAGAGTATTCTACTAGTAACTTTATAGCCATTAGTCAAAATCATCTCTCACACTTAATTTTATTAAGTCATTAACAGTTTGTATGTTTCCGCCAGATGTCGTGTACTCAACCTCTGCCTCAAAGAAACCAGCATCAGCGAATGTGTCTGCTGGAAATAACATACTAACCTTGCCGTCCGATGCGGCTGTTATTGTTGCTACTATTGTTTTTAGTATTGTAGTAGATCCTATCTTTCTGATTCTTACTCTTACAGTACCGCCTGTAATGTCTATAGGTGCAAAGGTAGAAGGATCTTCTTGATCCAATGTCTTTCCTGATGCTGCTGTATTACTATCCCTTAGTGTAATAGTTAGCTCTGGAAGAGTATCTCCTTTAACTAATTTTATTGTTTCTGAATAAGCCATTATACAAACTCCTGATACTTAATAGTAAGTGGGGCTCCAACACCTCCGTATTTAGATTTTCTTACTGCGACCGCCTCTGCCTTATCATACATTTTTTTATTAAGATCTGCTGCCTGAACGTCAGACCAGGGGCTATCTTTCATCATCTGCAATCTATAAAGTGCACCATGCACAATCGCCTCTTGGTATTCGTTTATTATAATGCTCGGAACTGTTGTTGCGGTTGCTGTAGGCTTCAGACTATAAAGTGCATAGAGTGAATAGTTCTTGTCTGGCGTTGGTGCAAACAAAATAGTTTCCTGATCCTTTTGACTATAGTACTTAGGTCTTCCTTTCCCATAGGCATCGAAAAGAGATGGCGATCCAATTAACGGCTTTGGTGTAAGCCTTGTTAGGCTCTTCTCTGAAATTTGTACGCTTGATTCACCGAACTCAGAAAAGATATCTATAATATGATTTAGCTCTGCTCCGTTGGGGATATCAAGATCTCCAGACTCGTATTGGTTGATACCATTAACTGTTTGGAAAAGTGTTAGCTCAGATAGATATATGTCTGTGTTGACACAGAAATCTATAATTGCGTTTCTTAGTTCATCTATAACAATGAATGAAGGGCAGCTTGGGGCTTCTCTCTTAACCCTAGGTGCTAAAGACTCTATCTTTTTTGCTACTGCCATAAATCACTATTGTGCTGGTGTTGACGGCTTCGGAGTAGATCCTGCGTCAACTTGGTTTTTAATTCCTAAAGACTGCTGGAATGATTGCATATATACGCCAGACTTATTCATGTCTCCAGCATACTCAGTATCTTTTTGGTATGCCCTATATAACATGTAGTCAAGTATAGAGTTAGCATAAACATCGTCTAAGGATATTGTGGTTGCTGTTGATGTAAAATTAGCTATCGTAATGTCTGTTGGTGATGAGCTATAAACAATATCTATTGTTGCGTCTGATGCTGCGGATCCAGGATAAACATAGAATACCTTTGGGTCTAATGGGTCGTAAGCATAATGCTCAACATTAGTTCCTGTGGTTCCATGCCAATCTTCTATTTGATCATCCAAAACTCTTCTTTCAATATTAGTAATTGGTTTTGTTGTTGGATTGGTATTCTTATAAATGGATATTAGTCTTAGTGCCGCACTTGGTAATGTCTGCTTTGCACTATTTGCTGTTAGAGTGAATGTTTCATTAATTGGATTTGCATCTGGTCTAAATAAAACGACCTCTCTTTGAGCATCATTTAAATAGTTTAATAGAGTTTGTTGGGACCATCTTACGTTAGTAGTATCCTGTAAGATCTCCTCAGCTCTATCAATTAAATCTATTACTTTAACAGTTGCCATTTATAGTCCTAGTGTTTTTATTTCTTCTTCTGTTAGATGCTTCTTGTCATGAACAAACTGCCAGAATTCTGCTCTGTGGCGTGGGTTCCAAAGGACAACCTTGCCGTGCTCACTTCTTGATGCTATAGGGTCTTTACTTACAGACTCTTTTTTCTTCGGAGTCTTGACTTCCTTCACATCTTTATTTGCTTCTAATGTAGCTACCTTGTCTTCTAAGTCCGCAAGTTTTTCTTTTGGATTTAAAGTAACATTGTGTTCTTCTTTAGCTAATTTTAATAGTTCGTCTTTTGTCATGTGTAGTTCCTTCTTTGATTAACCATAATAAAGATACCATAAATATAAGTGTTCTATCTATTTTTTTCTAAAAAAAAAGGGAGCCGAAACTCCCTTTAAGCAATAGCTAGTATTAAGCAGTTTGTAGCTTAAATTCGCCGATAGCTGTAGGTAGGATAACTTTGTATCCGTATACAGACAAACCTCTAACGCCATCACCGAATGAAGACTCAAGTCTTACAGTTTCAGTGTTAGTCATTTGAGAAGCGTAAGCAACAGCTTTAGGATGCCCATACAGACCAGATGTTACTCCAGATGTTGTGCTTAGGTTGTTAGATACATACATATTGAATCTATCAACTGTACCAATAAAGCCATTTCTTAATGGAGATACATTATCACCAGTTAAGTATGCTTGTCTTAGTTCTGATTGCTTTAACACTGTTGCAACAGCAGGATTGATGATCATGAATCTTCCGTCTTCTGGAATGTTATTCTCATCAAGCTGTTGACCAGCGTCTAAGATATGCCCTAGAACAGTTGAAGCTGTAATGTTAGCAGGTGTTGCGTTGATGTCTGTTAAAGACGAACCAGCGGCTACGTTTGCGAACACATCTTGCTCAATAGCGATTTTCATGTTTTGAGCTGCGTCATTAGCTGCTTCGTTCATGAAGTCGATATCTGCTTGTTCTCTTAAGATATCGTCAACTTTAAAAGCGTAGCTTTTAGCTTTGTTGATATCTAATTCAATAGTAGATGATGTTACATCACTATATGAAATAGAGCCAGAATAGTCAGCTACTGATACAGCAGGAACTGTTCTGATATTTACTTTATTACCTAACCCTGAGATCTCTCCTTCGTACTCGTTAGTTGTAACTTCAGACAACATGGTCTGAGCATAAAACTTAGCTTGTAACTTCTTTGAGAAGACTTCAGGTATGAAATGATTTTCTCCACTTGCGAAACTAAAACTTCCGCCAGATGTTGAATATGCCATTATAATTACCTCTTTTTAAAAAAATTAATTTAATAGCAACAAACTAACTAGGGCTTCACTCTTCCATCGGCATAGGCTTGATCAATTTCTTTCTCATGCTTTCTAAACTGTTTGTCGTTTAGTTTGCCAATTTCACTTGCAGTCCAAATTCTTTTGTTACTACCTGTATTTTGTTTCCTAGCCTTAGATAAAGTTGGTTCAACATTCTGCTTCGCCTTCTCCACTAATTCCGCTTTGGAAACACTTTTCGGATTCAGACCTAAATCTTTTTTATATTTCGATAAGAGGGATATAACATCCTCTGCATCACCTTCGCTAGCCGCACTCTGCCACATTCTTGATTGTCTTCCTAACCAAAGAGTAAAGTCTTCACTCCCTGATGTAGATTTCCAGTCAGGATGTACATCTGCAATAGCTCCGTAATGCTTCTTATCCGCTTCCTCTCGTTGAGTCTTCAAGACCTCTTCTGTAGCCTGGTTCACTCTTTGATCAACAGATGCGATGCGAGCATCAACATATTGTTGAAGTGGTTTAACAATCTCTGGATAGTCTTTGACTATTTCAGCGAGGTCAACATTCACTTCCTCTTTCTGTCTTTCAATTCGTGTATCGGACTTCATGCTTTCGATAGCTGTTATCTTATTAGACATTTCAGATATCTTGGCTTCAAGTTCTTTCTCTCTCTGGGTAGCCTTGGTCATTCGTGCCTGAGCATTCTTGTACCTTTCTTCCCATTGGTCAGCAGATAATAAACCCTTATCAGATTTAACATCTTCTTCCTGAACCTCGTGTTCTTCCTGATCAGATGCGTCTTCAGTCTCCTGAGATTCATCGGGTGAAGTTTCTACTAGTTCCTCTTCAATCTCTTCGGGGGTGTCTATGGTTTCATCTTCTTGAGTAGCTAACCCTTTAGATTCAACTTCAGATTCCGTCTTAGATTCAGCAACTTGCTTCATCATCTCATCAGCTTCGTTTTCAAGCCTTTCAGCGATTAACTCGCCTCTAGTTTTTTCTCTTTCCATTTTCTCGGTCCTCGTGGGTGTGTCGATAAAATTAACTATATATGTTAGGTGTGTCCCTTCGGGATCCTAACGCTTCTATTACCTTCGTGGCAATTGTATCCAAAGATACTATAAATTTTAGGATGTCGCAACGCCCTTGGCTAAAGCGGTAGTCCTCCGTTATTTCCAACTGGTCCCTCTCCATTTGGCGGAGGCGTTCCATTTCCAACATCAGGTCCTGCCACTCCCCCGGCATTTGGGATTTGATTGCCCTGACCGCCCTGCTGGCTGGCAAGGATAGCTTGTTGTAGTGCTTGCTCATCCATTAACTCCTTTTCATTTTTAATTACTTCTTCTGGATCAATATCTAATGACTTAGCTATATCTGTTAAGAGCTTATCTCTCTTAATCATATTAGCGTCCATTGGATTATTAATTAGTGATAAGAACTGTAGTAGTCTTTGTGACTGTACTTCTTTTTGTATTAATGCGGTGGATCCTTTTGCAACAACTCTCATATCTGATTTAACTAACTCGTTATCATTCCAAGTCATATTCCAGTCATACAGTGATCGAATCATTGGCTTGGTTAAATAGTCGTCAATGTTTTTAATAACTGACTTCAGAACAATGTTAGCGTTACTCATTAATATAGATATACCTGTGGCAGTTCTATTTAACGAGCTCTGTGTCTGTCCGTGTGTGTATGATGGCAACGCGGTGGTTTCATCCGCGAACCTTCTAAATAATTCTATTACCGATACTAGGGCTGGTGAATTAGATTGAGGTTGATAGAATCTAACCATGGGCTGATTCCCATCCCCACCCTCTCGCAAGAATACTCTCCAAGGATATAGATCTGTTGGATCCTCACCTGAAGCCATGATGTCGGTATTAACCTCAACCATAGGACCAGATGATAGAGCTACGTTGTCTAGGTATATTCTTGTAGCAGCGTTCATTGTGGTTTGTGAATCACGCATCATTCTAGGTACGCCTGTACCCCAGAAAGCATGTGGGTTCTTTTCATATGGAAAAATGAAGTAAGGTATGACACCGCCCGGTAGCGGGTTAAGTTGTGCCTTAATTACTTTGCCTGATACAGTCCACACATTGGCACTATACTCTTGGGATAAATCAGCATCACCCTCGAACTCTATACCTACCTCTTCAAGATCATAACCATTTAATGAACCCCAGAACTCTGTAATTTCAAACTTGTTTGTTTCTGTAGACCTATCATTAACATTAGCTATATCTCTTCTGTCTTTCTCGTGTTGCTCTTCGTCATGGTTTCCTTCTGGATGAGAGTCTAGGCATTCCTCAATCATGTCCCCGTTGAATCCGGGGAAGTCTTTTAGATCTATAAATTCTTGTCGGGATATAATATGTCTTCTAAAAATGTCTCGCATGTCGTCCATGGATGTAGCGAAAGGATCTGGATATAAATCAAATATAGACACAGCCTCCATTTCGGGCATTGGGCTTTCTTCATAGACTAACGCAAAACCCTCTTCTGTCTTAACCCACTTATGGTCTTTCTCAACTCTAAGTGTGCCAGCCTTCATTGCACCAGTACCAAAGATGACCTGCTCCATAATCGCATCCTTCATCTTACCCTCTAAGTTTCCTTCTATGGCTTGGTCAAGAATTGCCTCTTCCATGTTCTCTACTCTTCTCTCTGTTTCTTCTTCAAGCTCTGTTTCTAATTCATTAAGTCTTGCTTGAATTAAATCATCAACAAGTCCTGGGTCTACAACTTCTGCGGCTTGCATTATTTCTAAGGCTGCTTGTTCGGTGAGCTCCTTTTCTACAAAGGGCTGTTTGGTTATAGGTGTTGCTTCTATTGAAAAGAATTTTTGACCTGGTTGGAATAATAGATCAGTCATTCTTGAGAAGGCTGCAAGTACCTTGGTTCTTGTTAAGCCAACA